AATGAGTTTTGTTTTCTCTGTGAATCATATGAAATGCCTGTAATCTCAAAACTCATTCTAGGAAGAATGCTACCGAGTTGTCTTAGCAAATCAGGATCGGATAGTATTCTTGTAACCATCTTCTCTTTTGGTGCATATACGATAGGCACACGAAATCGACTGACCTCTTTGGAAGTCTGATCATTTTTTCTAACAATTATAACATCATCAAACATTCTACCAAATAGAACTACTGCTTTTCTGGTAAGTTGATGATAGTAATGTGGATTATTGAGCATTATGGTGCACCGAATACGTTAACTTCCGATAGATCGAGAATCAAGTCTGCACCTGTATCTAAATCTTTATTATCAAATATATCATAGATTACATAGTCTGTCATATCGTCTTTAGATGCCATTCTATATATGGCATTAGTTGAATTAGCATATACGTTGGCATTTGCTGTGAACGATCCGGTTACATCATATATGAATAGTGCGCCGTTTGCTTTGAACCAGTCTTTTACTGTGGCATGTGCTGTAGAATTAGCAAATGTTCCGTCTGGACTTTGAAACACTACATCTTCTTCGTAAATCAGTCCTGTTCCATTTGTATTCAGAACAAGTTTTTCTGTGTAAGCATTTTCAGCAGCAACTTGATCGATTTCATCAATACCGGTGTCAATTTCATCTTGTGAGAAGCGGAAGGCCTCACAACGCATTTCATAGACAAATGGCAATCTTTTACCAAGTGAGTGAAACATAAGTTCTTGTTCCACAAACTTAATTTCAAACATCTTATGTAATAGAGGAACGTAAACTAGATCACCTTCTTGTGGTCTAAATCTGGAGTATGTTGGAATATACTTAGCAAAAGCACGGCGAGAAACTATGAAATTTGATGTGTCTCTAATCTCTAGACCAAACTTGGAGAAGAAGTCGGACTGACCCTCAAATCCTTCAACGTTGGCAAGATATAGTTCAACCATATATGCTTTGTTGAATTTAGATTTGCTATACTCACCAAATACCATATCGCCATTATCAAACGACTCTCTTGGTATATAATAACAGTTATGACCCATGATTTGTATAGACTCATTGATTAAGTCTTCCAAAAGCATGGACTCATTATTAAATCTATTTTGTCCTGGAAACTGATTAAAGTATCTATTGACTGCCATTATCCTACCAAGAATCCTGGAGGTGCTTCGTATGTATTACGAATCTCTTGTTCAACCGCAGAGATATCATTGATTGCTTCTTCATAGATTTGCTGACCGTTCATAGTAACACCACCTGGCAATTGCATCTTATCATACTTTTTCATATTAGTTCCCCACTGTTTCTTGACATATGCAGTGGCGAGTTTTTTAAGCATACGATCATTCCAAACTTGTGTGTATGTAACTGGATCTGTGACTACGAATCCTTCAACAATAATCCACTCGTCGGCAGCAACGTCAGAGTCCCAATCCCAATCAATATAAAGTTTATCAGTCAATCGATTGAAACGAATAGGTGTCTCACCAGTAAAGATAAGATCAAGAGTCTGTAGATGCTGCATAGTAAGAGAATAATTAACATAAGATGTGGATGATAGATCCCATAGATCGTTTAGACGTAGTTGATAACGTAGGTCAAACATATTCATAGCCATCTTGTTTTGACCAACTTTAAAAACTCTTGTTGCACCAATAACACCATCACTAACGGTGATGTAACGATTTGTCTTATCGTTATTTGTTACTTGATGCTTAACGTATGTTCTTTCTGTTCCATTAAAATGAAACTCGTTCCAATACTCAAAAGCCAACTCAACAGCATCATCAACTTGAACATCGTCAACGTTGATTTGAATTACTGGATATCCTAACTGTCTTAGACAAAACTCTTTAAGTTCGTCTTTGTTTGCTGGTTGAGATTGAGACATTGATTACCTTTAATTAGTTTGCCAAGGAGGCGTGACAGATGTTACAGGATTTCTTAGTTCCTCAATCTGTCTTTCTATCTGTTTGTTTACTTGAATATCGTAACCATATTTGCCACTGCATGATAGAATTATCCAATTAATAACATTTTGTTCGTTAATTTCTTCATAAGGAATAAAACTACCACCCATACTTCCATTTAATAGAAATGGTGTATCGCCTTTGAATGTTGCTGAGTAACCATCTTCATCAACACCAGTCTTTTCCCAGTTAGCATGAACTATCGTATTAGGAACTCCATTGACTGTCTGAGTTTTAATATCTGTTACTTTCCATGTATATGTGATTGCCATTATGGATTACCTTTTGTTATCAGTCATCTAAAACTTTTACTGAAGGTGACTGAAAGGTTTGAGTCTGTCGATTCTGCAATTGATGATCAGCCTGCTGTCTAATAACAGTGAAAGTATCAATCACCGCTTCTAGGGGTAGTTTACCAAGCGCAGCCAAAACTACGTTAACTTGGTTAATATTCAATTCAAGTTTTACATTATTTTCCATTATCATAACTCCTTTTAGGTGTTTGCTGTATTTGCTGCTGGTGACCAGGGAAGAGAAGCGTCAACAACAGGATTCATTGATCTATTTATGTCGTTCTGAATCTTTTCATTAACATGCTGTTCGTATGATTCAACAACCACTGCTTTGATCCAGGTCAGAACATCTTCCTCTGTTAGTTGATCGAATGGTATAAAAGTTGTACCTGCGGGCATTGTGCCTACTGAAAATGGAGTAGCGCCAGAAAATTTTCCAGTATGACCGTTTTCTGTTCCAATTTTCTCCCAATATGTCTGAACGACTACATCAGGAGTACCATTTAGTGTGGTCGTCTTAAGACCAGTTATTTTCCACGTATATGTGATTGCCATTTTTTGTTTCCTTTTCTTGTCTATTTATACTTTTTCTAAAACGATAACTGCACATCTATCTAGCAAAGATAACGATATTGTTTTGTTGGCAGAGATCTTACCAATGGATAGTTCATTCAAAGTTTTATCGTTAATGATAGCAGTACCTTCAACCACGACGATTTTTCTTTCATTAGTTGATGTTGGCAACGTGATATTCAATGGACCTTGATAGAAAGTAGGAATCAAAACTTTGTTTTCTGGAATAGGATTTACGGAGATCCATCGACTAAAATTATTAGAGTTATTTAATATTAATTTTTTACCATGTAAATGTGATATGTTGTAATACTTATCTGATTCAACTTGAAAACTTCCGTCCCCATGTGTAATTACGCCGCCTCCTGTTACACAGTAACCACAAAGAACAAACATCCCATCACCTACATTATCTGTTTCAGAAACTGTGTTGGCTTCCATATCACCAACGCAAAGAGCGAAATCAGGATTTAAAATTATAGTCATAGTTCAACCTCTTCTGCGGTATATGTAAATGGTGTTCCAACAATCATATTAGTCTTTGGCTCTATTTTAAGAATTCCGTTGTCATAATAGAGAATACCTTCTGTATCCAAACTTATATCTATTTCTTTCCAAAATAATGGTTCGGCCACTGGAAACGGTAACTCTTCTATTTGTGCAACTCTGGATCCCAAAACTTCATTAGAATAACCTAATTGTATTTCGTTAGGTGAAATTAGTGCATACATTTATCTAGCTCCAAGATACTGCTACGGTGCCATTGGCTCCTGGTCCAGCAATTCTGGTAGTTCCTGCTGCATTTCGGCCTCCTAGACCTTGTGTACCAACTGTAACTGTTACAACTGTGCCCGATGCTATATCAGCCGAACCATAAGTTCTTCTAGAACTACCGCCTCCACCTCCACCAGATCCTACACCGACCTGACGTTTACCTAATATAAATTGCGCTTCTGCATATCCTGATCCACCGCCGCCATAAGGTAATCCGTCAGTTTTCTTTCCTGCCTGATTTTCATCTGCTGGAAAACTAACAGATACGTTGGCTCTACCACCACCGCCTTGTGCTGTTGCACCAGCAGCACCACCGTATCCACTATATGTAGTATTGTTAGCACCAGCACGATATATAGTAGTGCTACCAGTTTCACCAGATGCATTTGTTGCACCCGTTCCAGATCCTGTTCCTCCTGCTCCACCAGATGCTGAATTGTCTGTCTGAGAACCTGTTGCAGCACCACCACCGGTGCCTGACTGTAATGAACCAAATGAACTTGTTCCACCTGCTGTGCCTGTTCCATACTGAGTATTTGTTGAAGCCCCACCACCACCTGCTCCCCAAACATTTACTGTCATTGACGAAAATATAGGAACAACAAAACTATATGTACCAGGTGTATTGTATAATTTTGAGCCCGAACCTTTATCAACAGTTTCAGTGGATGGAAATGATCTACCCGGACCCCAAATAATTCTTACAGCACCGTTGTCACCATTAGCACCAGCAAATGAAGTTCCTGAGTCTCGGCCACCTCCACCTCCACCCCAGTCCGATCCGCTTCCTCCAGAACCGGCAGTACCATCACCACCATCAGATGTATTAAAAATGTCGGCGCCGCCCGCTGCACCACCAGTACCGCTTGAACCTACTGCACCATAAACATTAACACCTCCGCCTCGACCGCCTTGGTCATTACCACCGCCACCACCGCCACCGCCGCCTCCAGCGCCGTTGCTGCCTGCTGTCGTTCTTGATCCGCCGCCTGCACCACCATTACCAGAATATCCACCGGCGCCACCTCCGCCAGATCCAGAATCCGCATCAGCGGTTCCACCGTTACCACCGTTACCACCACCATCGCCTGTATATCCGCCGCCTGCACCACCATTAGTTGTTGCTGTTACACCGCCGGCGCCGCCGCCATTTCCTGCAACTGTTCCTGCCGCTGAAAAATAACTTTGACCGCCGGCAGTAGCACTACCAACTGTTGCACCTCCAACACCTCCAGCACCAACAACTACTGTATATCCTGTGCCAGGGCTAACAGATATGTTATTTTTATATCCTAGACCTCCGCCGCCGCCTCCTCCACCGCCAGAAGCATTAAAACAACCACCGCCTCCACCACCAATACAAACCACAGATACAGTATATACACCTTCAGGACAGGTCCACGTAAATGTTCCTGCTGTTGTATATTCTGCTTGACCTGTTTGTGGTTCTTTGAAAGATGAAAATAAAATCTGATTACTAGACATTAAGTCAGACCTGAACCTGATATAACAAATACGTTAGATGCCACACATAAGATGTTAGCAACACCTCTTTGAAGAAGTGTTCTATTACCTGTAGTTGCTGTTCCTGCAAGATATGCTGTAACACCAGTTGTAGTAATTGTTTGAGACGATCCAGAGTTATTGAATATGGTAACAATATCACCAGCACTCATAACGTTAGCAGGAACGATAATACCACCAGTAGTAATTGAAATAGTTTTACCAGTGTCTGTTGCCACTAGAGTATATTGTGCCGATTTACTATCAACCGGCGCTCTACGAAGATTTCCATGTGAGTCAGAAACAGTTCCATTAAAAGTGTGTGTGCCGCCTGGTGCTGCTAGTTGTAGTCTATAAGTATTAACGCCATCAGACCAACCACCAATTCTGAATATATTATCTGTATCAAGTCCCATATTAATAGCATAAGCACCTGCTCTATGGAAAGATACTGTTGCTGGTGCTGTGGTTGAACCTCTAATTGACATTGATCCAGTATCATTAGCAACAGATGTGTTGGCAGCAGTATCAGTTCTACCAACAATAACCCCAGTAAATGTTGCTCCTGATAGTGCGGCGTAACTTGATAACTGTGATGTAGTAGCGTAATTAGCAGAACCAGTAATTGCAGTAATACGTCCTTGAGCATCAATTGTTATAGCAGAAATACCAGATGAGTATGAGCCTGCACCAGGTCCAGTTGAAGGTAGTGAAATTGTACCTGTGGAAGTAATGGTACCACCAGACAAACCGGTACCGGCCGTAATGGAAGTAACACCAGAAGATGTAACATAACCGGCTGATCCAGTAATTGCGGTGACACGACCTTGTGCGTCCAAAGTAATGGCAGAAATACCAGATGAGTATGAACCTGCACCAGGACCAACATTAGGCATAGAAATAGTGCCTGTTGAAGTGATAGTGCCTCCTGAAAGACCTGTGCCAGCAGCAACAGATGTTACACCAGAAGATGTAACATATCCTGCTGAACCAGTAACCGAAGTAACACGACCATAAGCGTCAACCGTAATAGCAGAAATGCCAGATGAATATGCAGCAGCAGTAACACCAGATGTTGCAAGATCAAGAAAAACGGTTCTCGTGTTTGCTGTTGTTACAGTATTAGCCCACAATCTTGCGGTGCTATTACTTGTGATAGCATAATTATTAGAATGAAATATGGTGCTCCAGGATCCCCATGTGCTATCAATACCAGCACGGATTTTTAATACAGCATTTTCTGTAAGATTTGCACCGCTTGGTGAGAATAGTAACTGATAAGATGGATCACCTGTAGATGCTACTGTTCCTACCCAAGGCGCATATGTAATCAGACCAGAATAATTACCTGTAGATGAATACAAACTAGAGTTCTTAAATTCAGAAAAGATGCCATAGTTGTATGTGCTAGGATTAAGACTTGTACC